GCGCATCTTCCAGCTGACATCCATCAGCATTCGCACGCCCACGGTCGCGGTCTGGAAGAAGCTGCGGACGGGATCGGCCGTGGTCGGGCCGGTGCCGCTGACGATCTCCAGCGGGTTCGTGTCCTCCATATGGACGGTCGCCTGCTCGGAGATGTCAAACTCGGGCGCATCGCCGAGGGCGGTCGCGAAATCCGAGTTGCGCAGCGCGATCAGCCGCCCGGCGGTGGCATGGGTCGATTCGAGGAGGTTCACGCGTTCGCGCAGTTTCCCGAACCAGTCGCCGAGCTTGCCGTCGGGACCGGCCATCAGGTCGAGTGCCAGCCCCTGCGCCGAGTTCATGACGACAGTGATGCCGTCCGCCGCATTCGCCGCGATGAACGGCGCCAGCAATGCCTTGAAGTCCTGGATCACCGCTTCATAGTCGCCGCCGCCATAGCCGACACCGACTGCAGCAACGCCATGCAGCAGCCCGGCTGGACGGACCGTATCGCCCGCGACCGCATCGAGCAGGACCGAATCGAGCGAAGATGCGGTATCTTCGAGGATTGCCTGACGGACCAGCCCCTCGATCGCCGGGGTGCTGCGCTTTGCCAGCTCACGCGAGAACGGAACGATGACACCCATTTTCCTGGGCGTCATCTCGGTCGCGGCCGTCGTGATGCGGCCGACGCGAATCGGCTGGCCTTCACCGACGAACCCGCCAGACGCCCCGCCTGCGGTGCGACTCGGAATCACCACCTTCCCGGCGGCGTCGAAGCTGAGGCCGATGCCGCGGTCGCGCAGCGCCGGATAGATCGAAAAGCCGCTCAGTGCATGGAGGAAGTCACCATAGGCGTTCTGAACAATTTCAGCCGCCCATCCGGCTGCGCTGGTGGTGCCGATCATCTGGTCCGCCTTGGCGATGATCGCCGTGGCTTCATGACCAGGGTAGCGCTCTTCGAGCACTTGGTCGATCGACTTGCCGCCGAAATGCGACACACCGCGTACCACGGCGGCGCGGATGATCAGGTCGAGACCGTTCGCATCCTTCTGGCCGAGGCCGAGGGGTCGGCGCGGGGCAGCGGGCACTGTTTTTCTGGTCGTCGCCGCGTCGATGCCGATCTTCGCTTCCGATGCCTTGAGCGCGGTCAGGCTGCGTTCTTCGGCGTCGATCTGCACGTTCAGTTCCTCGATCGCGTCGATATCGAGATCCGCCGCACCAGTGAGTTCCGCCAGCTTGTCACGCTTGGCGTTGAGTTCGTTCTGCGCATTCTCGATGCGCTGGGACAGGGTAGTCATGGATTTCCCTTTCGGTTTTGCGGGTTTTGCGGCGGACTCGCCAGTTTCCATGCCCCGCAGCACCGTTTCGGCTTGCTCGCCAAATGCCAGGGTCATGATTTCAGGGGACACGTTCAGCGCCTTCGCGACGGCGAGCGCCGCCGGGTTGGCCGGAACGGATACAACAGACGTTTCGAGCAATTCCTGTTCGAGGAATCGCGTGCCGCCATAGGGCTTTTCGGGGTCGATCGGTTCCGCCTTCAGCGAGCGAAAGCCGACCGAGACCGCGCGCAGGATGCCCTGTTCGACAAGTGCGATAAGCTCATCGAGCCGGGCGCTGGTCCCCTTTGCCGCGAGTACGAGCGTGGCGAGCAGCCTGCCGCCCTCGACGCGGACATTCTCCCATGTGCCGATCGGGAACCGGCTGTCGTGGCCGAACAGCGCGATCGGGTTCTTTCTGAACCATCGCAGCTTCCAGCCCTCGGGCTCGACAATGTCGCCGTATCGATCGACCGTCGCGTCGGAGAGCACGAATTCCAGCCCGTCGCCGCCGCTTTCGGCGACAACCTTCTTGATCATCGTCATTTCAGGGTTCCTTTTCGGTCAGCCGACCATTGCGGAGACGTCGAGAGACGCATGCGCCTCAGGATTTCGTGCCATCAGCATGACGGCGTTGAACTTGGCGGCCAACGGGTCGATCTTTGCCGACCCGGCCGCCTGTTTCGTGATGAGGACCGCGCTGCCCCTCAATTCGACTTTCGCGTTGCCGACGCACCAATCCATCAACGGTTGGTCAGCGTGTAGAAGCGTGCCATCCTTCAGTTTGCGCTCAGCGCCCTTGATTGCGCCGTTCAGCCGGTAGCCCTGCTGCACCGCAACGACGCATTGCTCGCCCAATTCCAGCTTGCCCAACTCTTCGACGATCGCTGCGATCCCGGCCGCGTCCACTCCGATGCCCGCCGTTTCCGGCAGTAAACCCGCATCGTTCACCCGCTCGACTATCTCGGCAACCTCGATGATGTCCTGCGTCGGATCGTGGCAGATGGTCAGGTCACCATCTTTCTCGAAATCGCGCAGTTTCGATGCGATGTCCTTGCGCCGGGTCAGAACGTCGGTGTGCGCCCATGCGTGGGACCATGACAGCCAGCGCGCCGTTTTCTTCTCCCGGCCGATCGCGGTCAGGCCGAGCAAATCATCAAGGCCCCCGCCATCGATTCCAACGACAATCACATCGCAGCGGTCAATCAGGTCTTCGAGGCCTTTCAGCGTCGGGTCGGCTGCCTTTTGCCAATAACGCGCCCCGGCCCACCGATCCCGGCGAAGGTTCAGGCCAATTTCGACATTCAGATACTTGGCGAGAACGATCTGCTTGGTTTCCGTCTCGCCGGTGTCCTCGTCTACGTCGGCCTCGTCATCATTCGCCGCCTTGCCAATCTTCCGCTGGATGAACTCCTTTGTGACCGAACGCCCGATGTTCGGGTTCGTCACATAGAAGTTTTCCGGTTTCAGATAGGCCTCTTCCTCCAACATCGCTTCAGGCCACTCGTAGAGCATCCCCAAGCTTTGCGGGTCCTTGACCTTTCCGTCCCGAACATCGCGGAAGTGATCGAGCTTGTCCTTGAACACGCCAGCCGGCGGTTCATTACTGTGCGTCGTCAGGTAGACGACAAATCCCTCTGGCCGCGATGCCAGCCCCCCGGTCGCCTCTTCCAGAACGTCGTCGGCATTCGCCCGCTTCCCGAATAGCCACAACTCGTCAATCAGCACAAATCCGGCCTGCGAACCGGCCGCTGTGTTCGTGTCGGCCGCGACGACCTTCAATTCCGCTTTGGTCAGGCGGTGCCGGATCGTCCGCTGATGGTCGACGACCTGCAGTAGGTCAGATAGTTCCGGGTCTGCTCGCACCATCGCCGCGGCGGGCTTGAAACTGTTCCCCGCAACCTTCTGCGTCGGGGCTAGAATGATCAGTTCGGCCAGCTCTCGCCAGTTCCGAATGAGCGCCGTGAGCATGATGCCCGCAGCGATCGTCGACTTTCCGTTCTTCTTACTAATCAGCAACATGAACTCGCTGATCAGCCGCTTGCCGTTTTCCGCGTCGTAGGAGCCAAAGATGGCCCCGACGAAATCGAACACGAACTGTTCGCAGGCCTCTCCAAAAGTCGGGTTGCCGCTTACCCCGACCATGCGAAGCGATTTGAAAACCGCCAACGCCGCTTCCGCCTCATCGGGAAACAGCGGCTCGAACGGGATCAACGATCGGCGTTCAACAATCCGCGCTTCCCAATCTGGAACCGCGGTCGTCCATATCGTCATTTGTTGTTCACGACCAGTTTAGGACCGGACGGGGTCGCAAATTTGCCTCCGACCTGGATAGCAGCCTCCTGCTGCTGCTCTTTCTTCCCAAGACGGGGAGCGGCCGGTTCGCGCGCCTTCACCGCTGCCGCAGCGCCAGCGACCCGGCCCATCTCATCTAGGCGCTTGGCGGCAGAGACGTTTCCTTTGCGCGCAGCGGTGAACAGCAGACTGATTACTTCCTGTCGTCGGTTGGCATGGCCGTCAGTCAACTCGACCGCGTAATGCTTGCGCAGTGTCGGCGTCGAAATGCCGAGCGCCCGCGCGATGACATCTTCGGACTCGCCGCAGAACTTCATCTCTTCGACGGTCTGGCGATTGGCGATCGTCGGGCGATGTTCAGGCTGTCCGGGCCCTCGGCGGGCCTTGGGTTCTTTTGCCATATTGCGAAATTCTCCCGGAGATTTCCGGCGCGAGAAAAAAATCTCTAAATGAGGACACCGCCGGTCTTCGGGCCCCCCGGCCCCGAAAATTCGTGA